CGTCGCCTCCTCGTCTATGTCGATATCCGGTAATTCGTATGTGCGCGATAATTCGAGCGACATCGTATGCAATCCGCCATTATAGTCGTGTGATACGGATGTTACGTAGAAGGCGCCACTAACGCTCGTCATTTCGTTCTGAACATACACGGCTGTTCCGACGTCTACTTCCGGTACTCCGAGCACTTCTACGTTAAATTGTTCGCTGACTACCGATTGCTCTTTGAGTAGCGTCTGTGCTCGTTGTTTAACTTGTGATGCCGTTGCAGATTCGTCCATAACTTCTAACGCTTGAAGAACGCCATATTTCTTTTGAGCGCCTTCGTTCGTAATAGATACGATTGTTTCGCTTCCTTTTTTACCGCCGATAACTTTAACTTGTGTTTTTGTATCTTCGATTGATCGCGAGTAGGAGGCGCTGATTAGGTTTTCTCCGTCTTTAAATAAAAAGCGTTGCTCGGGCTCTGCGCCAGCAATAAGTGTCAACTTGCCTTTTGTGTTACCTACGAAGAAACGTTTGCCCGTCTGTTGATACGTTAATTTTAGTGCTGTCAGTATCATATCGAAGAGTGACTTATTCGATAATCGTAAAAATGGAATCACGTAGCCGGTATCCGCAATGGAGCCCGTTGGAATTCCGAAATCCTTCGCAAGTGCCGAAGTAATTTCGGATGCCTTCTTATTTATAAATATCCGGGAGTCATTTGACTTCGCTAAGTAGATATTGCTATCATACGCAGTGATCGATACCATTCCGTCTGACGAGCGCTCCGTTGCGAATACATAACCGATAAATCGTACGGCATCATAGCTTCGAAAAACGAGCACGTCTCCTTCGACTACGGTTACACCTCTTGTGCGTCCATCTTGCGTCATATTCATCTGCAAAGATAGTTGCCGATTGAACTTCGTAGAATCACCGCTCAAATTCGCACTCGCGATATACTCCGTAATATCAAGTTTGTTATTCAAGATAACGTTAATCACGGAATCACCAACTTTTGTCCGGGCTTAATCTTATCCGGATTTGATCCGATGGTTGATTTATTTGCGTTGTAAATCGTTTGCCATTTCGAGCCGTCTCCGTACTGCGCCTTCGCAATCTTCCATAATGTATCGCCTTTTACAACCGTATAAGATTTCGAAGATGCTTCCGCTGTCGCTGGACGATTTGACGTAGTAGTTGCCGCTAGCGTCTCCGTCTTTTTCGCCGTCTGTACGATACTTGTCGCTTTGAACGGTCGGTGCTCGATAAGTGTCATCGAGTAATACATATCGCCAGGAGCGCCGGCCTTTTCGGGCTGCACGTCAAACTCCGATATATACATCGGCAAGTTAATATTCGTTCCCGTTACGATAAAACGGATAGGCTTGCGAGCATATCGCCATGTCTGAATCTGCGAAAACCACTGAGCAGGCGACGGAAAGCCTTCATATTCGCAATAGGATGCGTTATAATCGCGTGGAAAGAACGAGCTAAACGATATCTGCTTTAGGCCACGCTCGCCTGGTATTGACACATCGCCTAGCCTCGTAATAGATACTGTTTGAATGTTGTACGGATTTGAGTAGTCAATTTCGGGAGGATTGACGGGCAGTCGTAAATACGTGCCTTTATCCTCGTCCTTAAACCAATACTCGACGATATTCTTAGCCAAACTGCACCGCCTCCTTCTCCATCAATTTTGCTAACTGCATCGCTATCTTTTCGATGTCGGAGTCCTCGCGCACATTGAACGTGTTACCTGTGATAGTGATGCCTCCGCCACCATTTCCACCTTTGCCGTTGCTAAACTCTTTATTTTCTTGTGCCGTTAAAACTCGCTCGCCTTTGTGGAGGCGCGTTGTATACCCGTCATAAGGAACGTTCGATAGTCCGTGATAGTTACCAGGAACGAACTTCTGCGCAAGCTCTACGGCTTTTCCGCCTAACTTCTGCACCCAATCCGGAATCTTAATTTTCTTTAGCGTATCAGCGAAATTACTTACGTAGCTTGCTGCCGTACTGATCCAACCGCCAACCGTTTTAAACATTCCGCCGACTTTATCAAGAACTGGCATTACTACGTTTAGTCCCGCCACAAGTCCGGAAGTCCAGTAGTCGACAAATGGCGCTACAATCGTATTCCATAACCACATGATTACCGTTCCTAAAACTTTAAAGCAAGCGCCTAATAATTCGAGGATAGGCCCTACAACCGTCCACATTAGCGAGAACAATTTCATACTAAACGTGATGGCCGGCGCGATTATATTATTGAAAACCATAATTGCAACGTCGCCTAAAATTGATAGAGCGTTACCGAGAACGGATAATATCGGACCTACTAAATTCCAAAGAGTAGAAAGCACCGCAACTACGTTTTCGGACGCCGTCTGAAACGCTATTTTAAGCATATCGATAGTCGGCTGAATTGCCGTCCACCTTTCCATCAGATAAGAGACGAAAGTTCCGATGGATTCCTTCATGCGATTTACATCCTCTAGCATCGATGGTGGTAGAATGGTAGCAAGTACGCCACTAACTCCGCCCGCCTTAAACGCATTGATAACCTCGCCAATTTTTTCGAAAGCTCCACGTAAAAGGTTCGCCGTAGTTACCGCAGCTTGCACCGCTCCTTGATCGCGACCTAATATACCTGTAAATAAACCGCCACTAAACTGTTCTTTTAGCGTAGTTATAAAATCGTTGACCTTCTGAATAGCTCCGCCAGCAAATTCCATCGATGACTTAATCGCCGAACCGAATCCTACTGCTAAATTTACCGCAGCTTGATTTCGGTCTAGTATTCCGGTAAATAGACTGCCACTTAGGTACTCGTTAAGAGTCGTAAAGAAATCGCTAACAATCGGACCTAATAGACTTCCTATTCCCTGGATAATACCGACAATTCCCGAAATGATTCCTCGGAATGATTCACTATGGTCGTATAGAGCTTTCATACCGACTGCTGCCGAAGCTATTCCCGCAGCGATAAGCGATATTGGATTCGCTAAAGCTGTGATAATACCGATACCAACAAGTGCCGTCATCGCAGCACTAATCGCTCCTGCTACGTAGATAATCGGCTCTCGCCATTCCCATAAAAATTTTCCGATATTAATTGCACGCTCGGTAATTGACGCTAATTTTGCGTCGAATCGCGCTGCAATGCCATCTAAATCCGCGTTATCTAGTTTCGTAATAATATCTCCGAGTACTTTACCGAGTTTAGAGTTCGACATATTACCGATTTGTCGTCCGAACTTTTCGGCACGCTCTTGCAATTGCGCCCAATATCCGAGTGTCGTCTCACCCATCGCATTAACGGTCTTTTGCGTGATTCCCATACCGTCTAGTAGTTTATTAATCTCCGCTATCTGCTTTGGTATGCTCAACTTTTTAATGACGTTTAAATCCTTTTTACTTAGTCCAAAACGTTCAACCATCGATAGCGCATCGCCTTGCCACATTTCTTTTAATGCGAACGCCGCACCTTCCGTACCTTGAGTCGGATCCAGTACCATTAATCGCTCGATAATCGACCATGCTTTGCCCAATTCCTCAACGTTCTTTGTCATCGCGACAAGCGTCTTAGATGACGAAAGCATCTCGCCCGAGTTTAACAACGGTGAATCAATCGCCATTTTGCCGACCATATCTAAGTAGGCTTTCGAAGCAGCATTGTCGTTAAAAATCGCTTTTACCGCTACCTCTGCTTGCTCGTATTTAGCTGCAGCGCCAATTGTAGCAGAGAACGCTTTTACCGCACCTTGAGCGCCTAGGTATGCCGTTGTAACTCCGAGTAGCATAGACCGTAAGTTATCTAACGCAGACGACTGCTTGCTTATGCTATTGCGCATAGAGTTCGCCGCACTACTATAGTGACTGATTTGCGTAATATTGTTGTGTATTGCGTTTGTATTATGATTAATGATGTTCGTATTGCGGTTGATCGTATTGTTACTATTATTAACGGCGTTATTATATATCCGATAAGAGTTACTGACGTGCCCTAACGCGTTAGAGCTCGAATTAAGCGAACTGTTTAAATGTGCAGCAGTTGATGCAACTCGTTTCAAAGCAATATCTAGTTTGTTTACCTCTTGCGTAATTTTACGGACCTTTGCCGACATTCTGTCTTGTACCTCGAATACAGACTTTAATTCGTATGCCATTTATCACCACCCCTTACGTCGTAATTCTCTTTTCACATCTTCCTCCAACCATTCGAGCCATACAGCTACCCGCTTATCTGCGCTATGATTCAGATAATCTTCGACTGTGCCCGTTGTTCTCAGTTGCTTACCGTCCGCAGCCATGTGCCCTTCGTGAATGTAATACGCATAATTAAAGCCTTTGTTATACGTATTGGACTCGATAGTAACGCCTCGCTCGATGCCTCCGCCATCTACTTTCGCTTGTATCTGCTGACGGAGTTTGCCCGAATCAACCGGAGCAACTTCGAGTGCTTCTGATTGCCAATCGCTCTTAATATCGTGCATGGCCGTTTTAACTCCGTCACCTACTGCGTCGGGAGTCTGCTGCAATAACCGTTGGAGTCCGTCTATGTTCGACCTAATCTTTATTTGCATATCGACCTACCTCGATTCCATGCGTTTTCGTTCCTCTTCTTCCGCTTCCATTGCGATCATTTCGGAAGCATACATAAACCGTCTATGTCGAATATCTTTCGCATAAACTTCGTCCGGCGGGATGTGGTGCGCTTGGAAGATGCGGTGCAGTATTAGCGCTTCACCGCCCGCGAGTATTAGTTTTTTACTTCTTCTACAGCTTCGTCCTCGTCTCCAAATCCGGACAATTCGAAAATAGCGCCTTGTAATTTAGCGATTTCCCCAGCTAATAACGCCTTTTGAACGCAGTCACTTGCGTCTACTGCTCCGTAATGTTTCTTTAAATCAGCGTCATTAAAATCCGGTTTTACTACCGCTTTTGCAACTAATAGTCGAGCGACTTCTTTCTCGTCAACTTGCAACTCTTTCTTTTTGCCGACCGGAACTACTTTCGTCGCTTGCTCACGAATAGCGTCGATGTCATCGCCCGAAAGTGCCTTAATCGTAAAATTCGTATTTAATCGCTTAATAGCGATATCCTCAGTAATCTCCGCGACCGGCTTCGTACCTAATAATGCTTGTAATGCGTCCATTTATAAAAACCTCCGTTATATGAGTTTGTTTTCAAATTTAGAGACGCAAAAGGCCGAAGCCCTCGCGTCGATATTACGTTAATTAAACTGCGATATATTCGAATCCTTCGTATACAAACTGCAATTCTTGCTCTACTAATGAGCCGTGCTCGTAACTTAGCACCGGTAAATTCGTAAATTGAACGTTCTTAACGCGAATCTTCTCGCCTGCCATTGCCGGATTTTCCGGATCAGCAACCTCTACGATTAATTCCGTTACGAACGCGCCTTTTTTGTCATCTAAGATTTGCGCAATACGTTTAATAAAGTTGTTATTTACGTGGTACGATTTGATAGTTCCAGTTAAGTCGTAATCAAGCGCCTTTTTCCCTTTAGCGCGAGTACCGGAGCGTTTAACGTCCTCATAGTTGATTTCTCCGCCTAACTCAACGCCATATACGTTCATTAGCCATTCGCCGTTCTCGTATAATTTCCCGAACGTACCGCTGACTGTTTCAGTCGATTTCATTGCCATCTATTTTCACCCTCCGTCATTTTTGCGTTAAATTAAACCGTAATCGTTAAGAAGATACGCTCCATGCTGTCGACTTCCGTATACTCAACCGATAAGAATACGCTATCGCCCACGCTTGGACGCAGTCCGTCTAATGCTACTTCCGGTTCCATAATTACGTTGTCGTTCTCTAGCGTTTCTAGGTACGCTTTAATTGCAGCGATTAGAGACGCTTGGCCAGCCGGATTGTTGTCGATTTTACCGATATAGTTATCGCGAGCTGCTGCAGGAATGTCCGTAGCTACTTTCTGTTTAGCGCGAGTCTTGCGGATTTTACCGCGAGCTGATTCGTCTGAATCCGTTGTAATTCCTTGCTCGATACGGACTTTGTTGCCATCCTTAATGATTACTAATGATCCGCTAGTTAATGCGTCCTCAACTTGCGAATTTTTCAGACGTAACGTAACGTCAGCAACAGGCAATTCCGCATAAGTAATCGACTTATTAATCGGAGTGCCCGCGATTAAGCCCGCGATATAAGGTGCATAGTCAGCCGACTGTAATTCCGTGCCGTCCGCGAGTACGACGCCAGTTACTAAGTTGACGATGTATTCGTCTTTTAATAGCACGCTTCGAGCGTTCCCTAATTCGATATCTGCGTCATCTTCCGTGTCTCCGCCTGCCACGTATAAGAAGTGCTTACCTTCCGTACGATTATTCGCAACCCACGCTTTAGTAGCCGTTTGTTCTGCGTCAATAACAACCGTCGGATACACAAATACGTTGAAGTCCTGCACTGAGAAAGCGTCTCGCATATTTGCGTATTGATCCGTTTCTGTGCCTTCGCCTTTCGCTGGCACTGCGTAAACTAGCACCTCTTTTGCTCCGCCCTCTAATACGCGTGTAATTGGCGTTGCATTTGCGCTACCTACTAGAGCAATACCGTCTGATACGGATTCAACCGTATAGAATTTGCCAGCCGTAGCCGTACCGCCTGTGTACGTAAAGATAGGCATAGCTACCGTGCCCGTGCCTCCGCCAGCAATCGCAGCAAGAGCCGCATCTCTAAAGTTGATGTATAAACCCGGACGTACCGGCAAGCCGGATGCACTCCATTGTCCACCGTTTCCCATTAATTACCGCCTCCATTTTCGTTTTCTTCCTTCGCAACTTTTGCGAGTGTTGCGCGCACGTCCGACCATTCGGCATTTTCTAAATCCGAATACTCAACTGGATTCACCTCGACATCCGACCAAGTTGCAACGCCTTTCTCCGTATATAGTGCCGTTGATACTTCGGACATCTTCGGATATGCTTCTTGCGGTCGTGCCTCGTAAACCTTCACCATTAACACGCCCGAAACTGCGTAAACGCCGTCCGTGTCCGTCTTAAATGGCGGTGCAAAATTAAAAGACACCAACGTCATATAGTCGTCAATGCCTCGCAATTTCACCTTTTTGTCCGCTTTCAATGCCGAGCGAACTTTCTGTATTTTCGTTATGCAATCGATTTCGTTCGAACCGAAATATACTACTTGATAAATACGGTCGATTCCGTAAGCAGCTTGCGAAAAAGTATCATCATCGTTCTCGCCTTGCCAACGTATGCCAATCGTATTCGCGACGTACTTAGTCGGCAACTCTTGCTTATAGAAGCGAGAGACGCCAACGTTCGCCAGTAAGTCGCCAATTTTATTAATTTCTCCGACTATGTCCGCCATGAGCGTCCTCCTTTATAAGTAGATTGCTGTAAGCGTTGCTTTTCCGTTTATCATACGTGTCGGCTTTATCGAGAGTGGCTTCCGTTGAATGGTTACGCCATTTTCGTTTGTGTACGTGATTTCGTCGTCATATCCGATTGCTGGGTACTTATCGAATGTCAGCTTGACACTTGCGACAACTTCCTCGCCGAATTGATTCTTTACTCTTTCGATAGTTTCGCTTGCTCGAACCTTGTATTCGATAGGCTCGCCGTAGCCACCCGTTCCCCAACCGTCGTCATTTCCATCCGAAAAACTCCGCACCGTAACCGTTTGTTTCAGTGGTATTAACGGCATTATAGCGTCACCCACTTTACTCGACCGTTGCCTCCGTCTAAGTCCGGATTTGCTTCGTTAATCATGTCCTCGACTTCGTCCGGTATAAACTCCGATAAGTCCTTTAACGCCCAATCTTTAAACGTGAACGAGATGCCGTCGAGACTAAATCCCGCGACTCCTCGCTGCGCCATAATTGTCGTATCGTTGTAATTTGCGTTTAATACTGCTGCAAATAAATACGTAGCCTCAACGGGAATAATTGCGCCTTTAAAACGCCTTGCTAAAGTGCGCTGAGAGACGTTTAAGAAGCGAGTTTGACTTACACTATCGCCCGCTAAGAAATCCTCGTTATCGACCGCATTTAAACGTATATATTCGGTTGCTTCCGCCAAGTTCCAGTCCACGCAATCGCCTCCCTTTATTTTGCGGAGGCTTTACGTGCTGGCGCTTTTGGTGCCGGCTTTGCCTCCGTTTT